ATAAAAGTTTGAAAGCTTGGAATTGTTAGATTTCATACCTTTTCATTCTCATAAATAAGTGCAATTGCTGACAATAAAAGTTCATAAAATTTATTTTCGTTATAATTAGTTTGAGGTTTCTACTATGATTATGAGACTGAAAAAAGAAGATATCACACGCCTTATTCTTGCGTGTAGATATTATAAAGAAGTTACTGGATCAGAGCATATCTGGAATCAGTATGAAGAATTAGAGAGGAAGCTTCGTACTTATTTGGAGCAATATTCCACAAATGAATAATACATTCTTTAGTGCTATGGTAATTTTTTCTACCATATCATTTTTTATTTACTGGGGATTGACTAATGCGTACCTTCGTTGAACATCTGGCAGCAAGTCCAATTTAGTTAAGACTATTTTATCATTCTCTATTGTAATAGAATTTCTTTACTACATATTTTATAATATCTGTAGTAGGAAGTTACACTATGTACAGTGCTTATTTTATTATCGTATTCTTCGCAATCCTGGTGACATACGCTGGATTGGAAGAAACGATTAGACTTTTTTCTTATGCTGATCTCCAAGTTCATTATGCGTTTGTAAGAGTTCAGATGAAGTGGATGGGTTGGAAACTCAAGAGGCAACTTGTGAGAGATACAACTAACTTACAAAAGTTCCTTAAGGGGTATAAAAATGAACATAAAGATTTGTCCTAAATGTGGTGCTACCTGGATCAACGGGCAACACTATTGGACTGGCACAAACAAGCCTGGCAACGAGTTAGATCTTGCCGGGTTAGTTTGTAATAACCTAGGTGATGACACTTGTATCAACTCCTCCCGTGGTAAAGAAGGTGGTGACACTTGGGAGAAAAGATTAAAAGGATTAGAAGAAGAATACCCAGCATAAATACTAGATAATGACTGGGTTTTATTGTGGCAACTGGTAATGATGTGTATTTGGGTAATCCTAACCTGAAAAAAGCAGGAACTCAAATCTCTTTTACAAAAAAGCAAATCAACGAATGGATTAAGTGTAAGACTGATCCTGTTTATTTTGCTAAAAACTACATTAAGATTATTTCACTTGATGAAGGATTGGTGCCATTTCAGATGTATGATTTCCAAGAGAAGATTTTACAAGACTTCCATGAGAACAGATTCAACATCGCAAAGCTCCCAAGACAAACAGGAAAATCCACTACGGTTGTTGTTTATTTGCTTTATTACGCAATATTCTTTGATAGCGTTAATATTGGCATTTTGGCTAACAAGGCTTCCACATCCAGGGAACTGTTAGGCAGACTTCAACTTGCTTATGAGAATTTACCTAAGTGGATGCAGCATGGCGTAGTTGTTTGGAACAAAGGTAATGTCGAACTTGAAAACGGATCAAAAATTTTGGCATCTTCTACATCTGCGTCCGCTGTCCGAGGCATGTCATTTAATATCTTGTTCCTCGACGAATTCGCTTTCGTTCCAAACCATGTTGCGGAGCAATTCTTTGCTTCTGTTTATCCTACTATTACTTCTGGTAAGAGCACAAAAGTCATAATAATCTCAACACCAAACGGCATGAACCACTTTTATAAAATGTGGATTGATGCCAAGAACGGTAAAAATGGTTATGTGATGAATGAGGTGCATTGGTCTCAAGTTCCTGGTAGAGATGCCAGGTGGAAAGAAGAGACGCTCAAGAATACTTCTGCCAGACAGTTCGCACAAGAATTTGAATGTGACTTTCTTGGATCTGCTGATACACTTATTAGTCCAGCCAAATTACAAAACATACCGTTTATAGATCCCATTACGTCAAATGCAGGACTTGATATTCACGAAAGAGTACAAAAAGATCACGAATACATTATTACTGTTGATGTTGCCAGAGGAATTGGCGGAGACTATAGTGCTTTTGTCGTGTTTGATATCACCACACTGCCGTATAAAGTCGTGGCAAAGTACAGAAATAATGAAATTAAACCTGTACTGTTTCCCTCCATCATCCTTCAAGTAGCAAAAGAATATAACTTACCATATATTCTTGTAGAAGTAAATGATATTGGTGATAGTATTGCTGCCACACTAAACTACGATCTTGAATATCCCAACGTATTGATGTGTGCGATGCGAGGCAGAGCAGGTCAGATTGTTGGTACAGGTTTTTCTGGAATGAAAACGCAACTTGGCGTCAAGATGAGTGTGACTGTAAAGAAACTTGGTTGCGCTAATCTCAAAGCAATTATTGAAGAAGATAAGTTGATATTTGGAGATTTTGAAATTCTACAGGAACTTACGACTTTTATTCAGAAAAAAATGGCATGGGAAGCTGATGAAGGGTATCATGATGATTTGGTGATGTGCCTTGTTCTCTTTGCGTGGTTAGTCATGCAAGAGTATTTCAAAGAGATGACAGATCAAGACGTTCGCCGTCGCATCTATGAAGAACAACGAAATCAAATAGAACAAGACATGGCACCATTTGGATTTATTGATGATGGTCTGGGAGATAATAGTTTTGTCGATGCTGATGGTTCTTTATGGGAGTATGGAAATACTCAACAAGAAGTAAGTTATATGTGGAACTACTAATGGATTTAGAAGATCAGTTTTCTTTAGAGCATCTTATCTTTATAGAAAGAAAATGTAGATCTTGTGGAAAGGTAAAAGATCTATTGACGGATTTTTATTTGACCCGAAAAAATAAGAGACCATTTCCATCAGCATATTCATATGAATGTAAGACATGTACGGTTAAAAGAGTAACGGAAAAAAGAAAGATTGATGATGCTAGTTGGTTATACCCCGATTGGTAGGATGTTCATGTATTGTTTCCCCTTCTGAACATAACGAATTTCTAAATAGATTTAGATAAATTTAATATCCAAGAGGTAAAAAAATGGCAAGTCAAGTCTCGCCTGGTATTGTTATTAAGGAGCGTGATTTATCCAATGCCGTGGTTACAGGAGCAATCGCTATTCGCGGTGCTTTTGCTTCTAGTTTCCGCACTGGACCAGTAGGCAAAATTGTAAATATCAATAACGAAAGAGAGCTCATCGATACTTTTGGCACACCATCCGAGGCAAATGCTTCAGATTGGTTAGTTTGTTCAGAATTTCTTCGTTATGGTGGTCAACTAGCAGTTATCCGTGCCACAACTGCTATAAAAAATGCTACCAAGAGTGGAACTGGAGTTCTAATCGCAAACAAAGAATCTTTTGATTCTGGTGTTACCACAGAAAAATTCGCTGCTCGTTACGCTGGAGCAGAAGGCAACTATTACAGAGTAGTAATTGTTGATCGTGGTGCTGATTATAAAGTAACAAAAGAAAATCACGGTTTATCTGTTGGTGACACTTACACTGCTGTTGGCGGTGGTGGTGGTGCGCCGGGAGTACTTCCCGTAACAACCCACGAAGTTTATAAAGTTATTGATGAAAACAACTTCCTAATCGTTAAGGGAACTGGAACTCCAGCAGCAGGTGATGGCGAGACAGTTGTTGCTTATACTAATTCAGATTGGAACGCAGAACAAATTGGATCAACTGGATTATCTTTCAAGGCAATTGGTCCTCGTCCTGGCACTTCACCTTGGGCAACAGAGCGTTACCTTTCTTATGATGAAGTACACATTGCTGTTATTGATGAAAGAGATAATACAATTGTTGAGCGTCTAACATATCTTTCGAAAATTTTAGATGCGAAATCTCCAGAAGGAAATTCAACCTATTGGAAATCATCGGTTAATGAATATTCAGAATACATCTATGCTGGTGTAGATCTTCAAACAGCAGAAGTAACAATTCAAGGCGAAAATCCTGGTTCTACCGCAGCTGCTTATGGCGCAACTGCTGCAAATCCTCTAGAGTTAGCAAGAATTCGTCAAAGTGCTGGTGGTGTTCTATCTGGTGGTGTTGATGACTACACATACACATCTGGAGAAATTCAGGCGGCGTATGATGAATTCTTGGATACTGAAGAGAGCGTAATCGATTTTGTCATTATGGGAGGATCGATGAGTAACG